CGTTATAACCTGTTAAATCACAACCAGCTTTATTAATTTTCAGAAATTTTCCTTTCAAGTCTAATAAGCAAAGGATATCAGGCGTGGCATTGAACAAATTACTCAAGTCATTTTCTAACTTTTTTCTGTTGAGTTCAGAACCAATGTATTCTTCCAACTCATTAAACATTGGGATATAATTTTTTAAATAATTGGCATCACGCTTTGTATAAGCGACAAATCTAATTATACATTTTAATAAAACGAAAACTACACTTTTTTAACAAAAAACAGATTAAATAGCATATTTCATAATTTATAAAATTTAAGTAAATTGTATTGTTAACCAATGATTTAATAGCAAAATACTGGACAAATGACTGGATTAGAGATTTTTGATTTTTATCTAAATAGAAAAAACCTAAAGAATGCCAAGGATCGTGAATATTCTCAATTATTATTAACAATTGTAGGCAGTTTGGGTGAAAACATGTTCCCGCTACTAGAAGAGGCTCACGGGATCGGTAAGCGTTTAAATGTAGTACAAAATTTAGAAGAGGATATTTGTATTGATTTTATTATGGTAGAAGAAATCGTATTTGTTTAAACTTTGTTTATAAGTATAAACACAAACACAATACAAAATGGTATTTTTGTGTACGTTCATAATAAAAAAGGGTTTTTTTTATTACAAAAGGCTGGCTATATAACCAGCCTTTTTTATTTAATTAGTCTTTAAACAGGATTTAAAGAGCTTTTAAACTAGCTTTCTTTCTGGAGTTATTACTCTTCTAAAGCCATTAACACCGTGTGAGGTATTAACTGTTTCAATTAGATAAGATCCGTTTCTTTCTGGATACTCAATATCTCTTATTATAGCCACGTTTCCAGGTTCTGCATAAGGATGACCAAATGTTGTAAAAGTATTCTTTAAACCGTCTTGTTTTAGCTTTGTAAGTTCTTTATTAACTATCCTTTGTAGAGCTTCATTGTCTAAGTTGAAATAATTTAAAGTTCTTTCGTCACCGTCCTGGTCGCCTGTCACAAATTCAATCTTTTTACCAGTTTCTGTTTTACTAATCCCTTTTACTTTTATTCTTATATCTTCTTTTCTATTGTAGTCTAAATCATTGTCAATTACATTTTTATTAAAGTCATAAATAACCTCAATTGGTTTTTCATTCAAAGAACCTGCAAAGTCACAGACCAGAACACCATCATTATCAAAGTAAGACTGCAGCCCGTATTTTTTTAGAGCTTCTAAAACCTGTGCTGTACTTTGTTGCTTAATTACAAAGCCCCCCAGCGATAGATCTGCAACTTTTGAAGCCCCTTTATAAATAAATTTTATTAACTCTTTTAGAGTTACATTTTGCCAACTCTTTGATATACTATTTTGCTTTAACTTAAACATTTCATCTTGACAGGTAACTTCAACTGGTATTTTAAAACTTACGCTTGAAACGTAACCTGTAAATTCTTTCTTTAATTCACCATCGTAACCTAAAAAGACCTCAACTTTTAAGCCTGGTTTTAAAAACACTTTATTAATATCAACATTATCCAAACCTTTAATTTTGCGTGGTAAAGTGATTTTGCAAGTATTTGTCAAAGTTTTACGGCTTTTTTCAATTTCAATGTTAACACAAAAACTAAACTCCAGACGTTTTTCAGTCTGGAGGTCATCAAATCGAATTATTGAATTTAAAACTAACATTATCTTAACCTTTTAACTTGTTCAAGGTCTAATAATAATTCACCTCCAGTAAATCTAAAACCCAAACTTTCTAAACCTTCATTTTCAATATCACTAGGTCTAATAAATTTCAGATCTTTTAATTCGTTAATAGATTTAAATATATTTTCAATGCATTCAATTGCTTTGTTTTGCGCTTCGTTTCTAGTGTATGTAGAAAACTCATTTTGAACCTTATTTAAATACTCTGCTGTAAGGATGAAAGTATTTTCAATCAATTCTAATTGGTTAATAGCAATTTTATCGACTTCACCATTACTAATGGTATAAGTAGAACCTTTTAAACTTTCCTTTGCAGATTCTGCTTTGATTATAATAGCCTCAAACTCTTCTGGAAATTCAACTAGCTCTAAAGCTTTTTTGCGGCTTATTGGAACGCCGTTAAAGTTCATACTTGACTTATCTACTATCATATCAAAAACAAAGCCTTTAGGGTCTTTAATTAAGCTTTCAATGTTCTCTTTGGTAATTTTGATTTTATTCGTATTCTCTTTGATAGTAGTTACTAAACTATTTAGAATACTTACATCGCTTTCAATCATTTTTAAAGCGGTTTCATGGTTTCTTTTGTCATAAGACAATAATACTTTTTTCATTTTATTCAAGTTTATATTAAATTAATTTTGTGGCCCTTTTGTTTTGTCGTAGAATGAATCTTGTAAATCCTCCCAGTGGTTGTTACCTAAGGCTGGTTGAATGTTTACCCCTAAATCATAAACACTATTGTAAAGTTTAACAAGGTCAAAAATTCCGTCATTAAACTGATCTGAAACAATTTTCATATATTCAGATTGTTGATTACATTCTGTGAAATTTTCAGAAAATGTAACTGAAATTATACCTCTTAAAACATTATGTTGTGTTACTAAGTGATCAATTAAACCAGAAATTTCGTTTAATTCAATTACAGTTTCTTTGATAACTGCTTTTGTGGTTGGTTTTATGTCTTTCATTTATTTACTTCCTTTCTGAATCGCCTCGATTCCGTTGATAAAACCATCTGTATAGTTTTTAAGCTTATCCAAAGCATCCATACTATTAATAATATGCGCCATTTGAGCTTGTTTTAAATTACCATCAGTTCCAAAATTGTCATTATGGAATTGTGGCTGCATCTCTTTGATGACTTTTGTAAGTCGATTGTCCAGATTTAGGCAAAAGGCACTAAATAGTTTCAAATCGATTGTGAGCTTATTAAGCTCCGTTGGATTTAATTGTATCATATTATTTATTTACTTGTTTAATTAATCTGGTAAGTTATCGCATTCATACATTGTCATAGAGCCCATCAGAAAGAAATTTAACTCATTTAAATACTCAAATAGGAATAAAATTTGCTCACTTTTTTCTAAAAATTCTTTCCTGTAGTGCTTTATAAGTTCGGGAGGGGTGTCTAAGTATAGATCCGCTGAATAGATGTCTAAAACTGTAGTTAACTCTTTCTTGACTAATTCATGAAAGGCAATAAACCTAGGTTTTATCGTATACAGCTTACCAAGTTCTGAAAAACATTCTTTTAAAGAATAGCTAAATAATTTGTCGCTCTCAACAAAACTATAAGTGTTAGGAGCGTCCAAAATTCTGATTAATGATAAAGCTGCACTTTGAATCATTTTCAGTTGAATCAGTTTATTTGCGATAAGAAATAAGCTGGTTTTCTTAAAACAGTCGTTATATGCTGAATATTCGCCGTTGATGTGTGTTTCAATTGATGCGCTGATACTCCCTATGTTTTGACACAAAATTGAGCAATCCTTATGAAATGAAATTAAGTTTGGTAAAACAGCTTTTAATTTTGTTTTATCGATTAGCATATTTAATTAGTGTTTAACTGGTATTAAAAGGCCTTTTAAAAGTTCATCAACCTCATTATGAAATTCTCTTTTTTGCTTTGAGTTATTCATGCTTCTTGAAATTGCCGAAAACTGTTTATGTGTTTTTACTAACTCTTCAAAATCTTGGTCAAGTAGGTTCTTTTTAACCGTTCCTTTCTCTTTTAGAAAAAGATTGAGTTTTGCATAGTTAATTTTCCTATCCTCTTCAGAATCACCGTAAATGATGCCACACTTATATGCTATCATTCTGATAGATTTAATTTGCTTTTCTTTTGGGTCATATTCGCAAAGCCTGGTAATTAAATCTTTTGCCTCAATAAATGTTAATTCTCTAGTGCTTTTAGTCCTGGTGTTAGAAGCTTCTAGAATTATTTCGTCTTTATCTTCTAAAAACCCTAAACTTCTTATTAAGATTTGCACCTTTTGAACCTGTGGTTTAGTTGCTAAATTCATCATATTTAACTTTTAATGTTCTTAATTACTAAGTACTGTGTTTGATTTACTTTTTCAAACCTATCTATTAAGGCTTGCGCCTCATTGGAATTTAATTGATCCAGCTCTTTAGTTCTCATATCTGAAATTTCACTAATTGTTTGCGCTGGATGCTTAATTTCTAAGTCCTTAAAAAATCCGATTAATAAGGCTCTCTGTTGATCGTTTATTTTTTCCATGTTCTTTATGTTTAATCGTTAAATTCTCCTTCTAAAGCTTTTAAAACAAGTGATAGGTTGTACAAATGATCTTTACTGTGTTTATGAAGATTGTCAGTGTCAAAAAGTATCATTTCAGTATGATGGATGCTTAAATCATGTAAAGTGTGTCTTAAGCTATTCGGATCTGTATATTCGGTTATTAACCGTCTAAAAGCTTCTACAGATTTTTCAATTAATTCATTTTTTAGGGTTGCTTCGTTCATTTTATTTGGGTTTTAGTTTATTCCGTATAATATTAATAGTGATTCTGCTCTGGTAAGTCCTGTAAAATTGCCTTCATCATTTAGGATTAAGCATTTTGTAACAATGGTAGATAACATTGTTTTATCAGTCATGTTGACGTCTAAAACGTCCGTAACTAAGTGTCTAAAAAAGTTTATTTTGTCTCTGGCATCTACTGGCGAAATAGTGGAATAGGTACCACTAAAACGTCTAAAAATTTCTTTATAACCTACTTTTTTAGTTCTAATTCCTTTTTCAATCTTCATTCTTAAACCGTCCGCACCTATCATATACCAACCGCAAAATCCCTCGGTTGAATTCCAAAGCTCTTTAAGCTCTAAAAATGCAGGATATTCAAGATCTCCAGCTTCATCAATAATTATTAAAGGGTTTGGAAGCTGCTTGATGTAAAATTTTAGATTTGCTTTTACATCAACATATTTACCGTTGTGATCTACACCTATTCGTTTTGCAAGTGCTCTAATAAACATTTGTCTAGTTTTACTTTCACTAGCATCTATATAAAAACAATTCTTTCTAGTCCTGGATAAGTACTTAGCACAATAAGTTTTCCCTATGTCGCATTCGTCAACTAAAATTCTAGCTTTTGAATAAACCTGGCAAAATTCTATCTCTTCTTCTATGGCATTAAAGACGACTGTCCTAGCCGTTTTCCATTCCCTTTTATCAAGGTTTATATTAAGTTCTCTACCAAGGTTTAAAAATTGACTATCTTTTAATAGACCATCTGTTTCCCCCTTTTTAAGCCTGCTAAAAATTGAACTGTTTATACAGTATTGTTTAGCAAAGGAGTTGTCTGATCCATCAAAATTATTTCTGATAGTTAATAGCTCGTTGACTACAGCTTTTTTAAATTCGGGGCTTAATTTGAACATGGTTGTATTTTATGCAAATCGATCTTTTAAAAGCCTTGGTTTCCATTTTGCTGGCGGTTGAATTTCATCATGTAATTGTATTAATTCCGCTTCCAATTCGGGTTTTGTTTCTTTTGATTTATGTAAGCCTGGCATAACAAAAGTTTTGCGCAAACTAGGTGTATTATCAATTATGGTAACCTTATCAATTAAATTTCTTTGAGCTCGTCCGAAATGCTCAATAGTTGTAACATATGCAGCAAATTCTTGATATGCTTTAATGTCTTTTTCTGTTTGTTCTATTTTCGATCTTTGCGGAGCTGGTTTTTCAATAGCCTCACAAACAAACCTAGTCCCTAAATAAATTAAAGCCTTAATTATTTTACCATCATTATCGTCTAACCAATAAACTGTAATATTTTCTCCTTCAACTTGGTTCATAAGCTTTATCAAGCTTTCACCTTTGGCCATTGCGTTGTTTTCCCCTAAAATGCAATAGCTATTATTTAATCTTATAATTCCAGTATTTACAGACGTCTTTGTTTCTTTTCCGATAAATGGTAAAATGCCTTTCCAGTTAGTAGGTCTTAAATTTGGGTTTTGCATAGTTGTAAAAACCTCCCATCTAGTTAAATGTGGATATTTTGAGTGTGGTGTATTATTCCAGTTTTCAATATCCTTTAAGCAACCATTTATTATAGTTTCATAAGGTATTCTTTTAGGCTCTTTTGGGCCTGCTTGGTTGCTTTCTTTTAATGCTTTAGGTCTTGCGAGCCAACCTTCGCGTTTTTTTTCAATATCATACCTTAAATTTCCAAAATAACGCTCTATTCTTTTTCCTCTTGCGTTGTTCGCTTCTATTTTTACATGTTCAAACATTGCCCCAGGGCGCAAAAATGTATTAGTAAAAGAGCTGTTTAAACTCATTTCGCATTCTAATTCGGCTGGTATGTTTAAACCCCACAATGCAAAGTTTCTAACAAGTTGTGTATAGAACTCTAATATGATACCCTCTTTGCTTTTACCATGTACCCAGCAAATAAAAGCTTCACTAGCTAAATCAATTCCATTGTAAAACCAAGGGCGGTTTCCGTCTGGCATTTTAAAAGGTGGTTGCCTGTCATCTATGGAAATAATAGAACCTGCAAATTCTGGAGCTTTAAAGGAATGACTAGGTTTAAATTTTCCCATATAAACCTGTCTATCTCCGCTTCTTTTTTGGTGTGTTGCTATTTTACTTTTCCATTGAGATAAATATTTTTTAATAGTTGAACTGCTTAAGCCTGTAAATTCTTTAGTATTATAAACCTCACCAGTACTATCATTGATAACTTCAATAGATTCCTTTATAAATAAATCATATTGCTTTGATACTTCGGTTGCAGTGGGTTTATTAAATTGAGTCGCAAATAAACTATTTAGTAGTTCTAAGGTTTGATCTGTAACCTTTTTAGAGTTTTTATTCTTATGCTTTGCGGATATTAGCGATAAATAACCATTCGTTTCAAAGGCTTTTAAAGTGTTTTTAAACACCCTTTCATTAGCTGGTAATGTATGAGATTCATTAAACTTTAAAAGAAGTACTTCATTAAAGGAAATAGCATCCATCCAAAGAGATTTGCTTATACCTGTCAATTTGCCACCTTTACTAATTTTTTCTGTTATTCTGTCAGTTCTTAATAAAATAACGGCTTTTAAAAGGCTTGAATTAATTATATACCTTTCTTGATATTGTTGATCTAAGTAGGTACCATCATTTTCAAACTTATAAGTTGAATAAAATTCAACAGCTCCTTTATCTGTTTGATAATACCTTTCTAAAATGTGGTTTACTTTTGTTGGGTCTCCGATTTTGTTTTGCCACTCAATATTCATACTATAAAAGAGAATCAATGATATATTATTAAAGCAGGATCTGTTTGCCCTTTTAATTCCGTATGATTTATTTTTATATCTATCTAATGATTTCATTAAAGCAGCCTTGCTTGTACACCCTGTTTCAATTATCTCATTGACGGTTACTACTAATTCATTATCACGTATAAAAGGCATAGGAAATTATTTAATCTATTAAAGATGCTAGCTTGTTAATTACTTCATTTTTTTGCGCTTTTATATCAGTTAAGTAATCTGCTATTTCTGTTAAAACATATATATTTTCAGATTTACCAGCTAAAACCCTGTTAACTAAATTCAAATGAACATTAGCTTTTTCAGCGATTTTCTTTTGTGAACCATGAGGCAGTTGATTTCTAAGCTTTTTTAACTCTATATTTTCCATACATTTACATTATAAATACACCACAAAATTAACTAATATTAATTTTAAATTCAAATAATTGGACGAAATAATAATTTCTTATAATTAAAAAATGACTATACATTACAGAATAGAGGTTTTAATAAAAGCTTTAGGGATAACTAAAAACCAGTTTTCGACAGAGATAGGTACATCTAGCGCAATGATTTCTAAAATAACTAAGAATAAAGTAAATTTTGGAGTCGATATATTATTGAAGATTATTAATTCATATCCTCAAATAAATGCTGATTGGTTGTTAAAAGGAATCGGAGAAATGTTTGATAACACTGTTAAGTCAAATTTTATCAACCAATCTGCAGATCTGGTTGCAACGGTTAATACTGATAAATACGTAATGAATGTAAATTTGGGTACTTATAAAGTAATTCAAAAAAACCATTGGAAATTAGTTACTGAATTAAGATCCATGGAAGGTGAATATGAAGGACTCTTTTTAGCAACTATGAATCTCAAAGATTACATTGATAAGTTGGAGGATATTGACGAAACATATCTAAATGAAATAATAAAAGCAATGCTGAAATCAGATGATTATTTAAAAGATAATAAGTTCAACTATGTTAAATTTAAAAACGATGTTTTAAAAGGTATGTCCAAAATTAAAGATTTCAAACAGCCATTGATTAAGCTTAATAAACATATTGAGGTTTTTTGCAATGAAATAAAGCCTTTAGATATTCTCTGCGTCTTAAATGAATATGATTAACGCACACACACGTTTTATTTCTATTATTTAATGTGAAAAGGTGATTTAATAGCTTTAGAAAGTAAAAATTAATGAATTATCAACTGTATATAGGGGGTGTAATTAATTAAATAGTGTAATAAAAGCTATTTATTTTATACTTATGTAAGGCGTAATCAATACATTTTTTAACGTCAATTGTCCATCCAACTGTCTATCCAAGTGTCCATCCAACTATTTTAAACCCTTTTTTTTCTTGTAATATTAAACACACTTAAATACTACTTAATGGCTTTTTAAAGGTGTGTTTTTATCGCTTTTTAAGACTAATTTTTCTATTTAAAGCCGCTTTTTGGTATTAAATAGTATTGCAATAGTGTTTAAGAAGCGTTTAAGTAATTAGAATGGTAGTCAAATGGTAGTAAATGGTATTTTTGTACTTTTCGTTTTTTACGTATAATTTCAATAAATTACAAAAAAACAGCATTTAAATAATATTAAACGCTGTTTTTAAAAATTTTTCCGCTTATAGTTTTATGTATGTTTGGTTATACCCCTAGTATTTGTCCCAATTTTTAGTACGCCTATCACTTCATCATTAAAAATTAAAGGGATGCCAATCACAGCCTTTAATCCAATTTTTTTTGCTGCATCTTTTCTTACAAAATCATTTTGATTTTCAACATTAT